GGAGGTTTTGTTCGAGGTCGAATATGACATCTGGCCCGAGCGTTGGCCTTCCGGCACCCACCCCATCGAATCGAAACCGGAGCCGATGATCGCGTTCACCTGCCGCCAATTTGTTGCGGAGCCGACGCCACCGCCGACGCGTGGAACGATGTTCCTGAGTGGAGTGACAAACGGATAGAGGTTCTTCGCTGGCGCCTGAAGGTCAAAGGCCAATAAGCCTGTCGCAGTCGAAATCGATTTGGCCAATCGAAAATCCGGCTGTGCCAGAGCCCCTTTCATGAGCTCCAGCGACTCTTGAGTGATCGAGTTCATCAAACTCCTCCCAGAAAAGGGGGGCAACAAAAAGCCCGGCAAGGCACCGGGCTCGGCGACGGCCGTTGGGCCGATAGTGCTGTGTGCTTGACCGTCAGCGCCTCGAGCGAGCTGCTCCCCGGCGTCGGTCGATTGCAGAATTCAAGGTTGATCGGCAGCTGACCCGGCAATTCGAATAGGAGTCGCGTAGCTGGCCTTTATTAGCGTCAGCGTTTGTTCCTCTTTGCTCATCTTGGCGAGTGCTGCGGCGATCGCTTCCGGCGACAGTTCCGGCTCGCCGCTGCCGATATTTCGTTCGCGGTCCTGCTGCTTCGATATCGAAATAGTGCCCTTTGCCATGGTTAAGGCAGGCAGCGGTGTCCGTGCAATCTCGTCGACTCGTTTGGTAAGCCGCTCGATCATTGGAACAACCTCCCCCAGAACCTTCGCCAGCGCCGCCTTTTCGGCCGGTTCATCGCGGAGCATGCCCGCTGGTTCTGCCGCGCGCGGCTCGTCGACGCCTGCCGCGTCGCATCTCGCCCCGGCCGCAACCAGATGACGATGCGATGCTTTGAGAAGCCCCATCGTCTCCTTCGAATGGCGCGCCCCGAACTTCGTGGCCTTCGCGCAAACATACCCGTCGGTCAGCGACTGGAGGCATTCATGAGCCAAATCCATCAAGTTCTGTTGGGCCCGTTGGCGTTTGCATAGCACCTTGGCGACGGCGGCGAGCACTTTCGCAGTATCAACCTCCGGGCTGTCACCCGCAGGGCATTCCAGCGAAGCTGGCGAAAGATCGTCATCTTCCGTTCTTCCAGGGGTCCAGAGCGGGGCAGGCACCGCACCAGCTTTCTGCAGATAATCGCGTGCCTGCTCCATGTTCGCCTGCTCATCGACCGATAGCCCTCCGAATTTCAGACATTGGTCGCACGCGAAATGGGCCGTATCCAGCAGTGCCTGGTCGCCACGCGAGTACTTGGCCTTCGCAATGGTGCCGTCAACGAGCGGCGGCGTATAGGAGCGGTCTTTCCGGCCAAAAGCAGCGACGCGTTCAAGATCGGACGCCTGCGTCATACCGAGCATCCCGGGAATTGCCGATACTGGCGGCGAGCCGTCCGCTTCCGCATCGTCCGAAATTTCATCTACTTCTTCGTTTGCCAAGCAGCTCAGAAAATCACAAAGCTCAGTGATGATCGCCTGCAGTCGCGCCGGCTCCGGCGACTGATCGTTCTCGATGGCTGCTTCGAGTTCCAGGGCGCCCCTTAACCAGTCGAGCTCAGCAATCACGCGAGCGATCTGACCGACATCATGCAGAGCTTTCGTCACAGAAGCCCGCGATGACTTCTCACGGCCACTCTTCGAGGCGAATGATTCATCATTCGCCGTGCTCGCCCATGCGGTGGCGGTCGCGCTCCGGTTTCCTGCTAGTCCGGTGACGCCCTCTAAGCATCTGAGCGCATCCGCTTTGGCCAGATGACGGTGATCGAGAACACCACAGGCCCAGATCTGGATTGGAGCGTTGAACGGTTGCCGTTCCGATGGGGCCTGTTCTGTGTCGACGGGTTCGCCTTTCACCACTGGCTCTGCGACACCGAGAGGAGCATCCGGCAGCACTGCTGCTTTCCAGCAGTCAAAAATGGCTTCTGGGTTCGCGGGTCGATCGACCAAAGAAATCTCGTTCAAGACGAGACCCGTGATGGTGTTCGGGCTGCCGACCTGGCGCTGCGTCACGCGCCCGCCAATGGAGAAGCCCCGATAGACCTGATTTCTTACCTTGGCCACCGCGACCGGGTCGACAACATGGGCGACAATGCGGGTAGTGCCGTCCTCGCACACTTCGGCTTCAAGCGTCGATCCGGCGGCGGAAAGTTGATGCATTTCTCTGAGAGCAGGGAAGCGCATGTAGTCCGGGATCGCTGCGCGAATGGCGTCCGCCCGCACAATCTCTCCCTGTTCGTCGACAGCCTCGGATGTCGCGATCCCGTATACCCGCACGGTCCCGTCGTCCTGAGGCTCAATCTTCTGGATTGCGCCGTAAAGCCGCATAATTCGAACCCCAGTCAGATGTCGGAATTAGTTACAACCGGTTGAGAGAGGCCGTGCCGTGACTGAGGTCAAGAGCCCGGCAGCTTGCATTGCACCGTCGCATTGAGCTTCAGCACACGCCCATCGCTGAGATTGGCAGTGGCCTCGAGAATGTAGGTTCCGCCAGCTGCCGAGATCGGCATACCCCCGATCCAGCCGACGGAAAACCACCCCGTGCGCGTCTGCAGCGAGCTGTCCATCGGTGACCGCACCAGGAAAGCGGTCTGTGGGGAAGCCGACAAGACCCTCGACTGAGGTGTTGGATCGATTGCTGTCTCGTAAGGACCCAATGCGCAAGTCCAGCTCGTAGATACAATCGTAGCCGCACCAACGTCCGGCGTGAAATCGAAAGCAAAATAATCGACTTCACCGACTTCGATCGGGTCGAAGGGCGTTGCGACGCGCATTTTTTAAACCTTACCCGCCTCTAAAAGGATGTCTGCTGCCGGGACCCGCAAGGATCCGAATCCGTCCAGGAGACCGCAGCAGCCGGCCCTGCGAAACCAGCAGTGGAGCCGGTGGATCCTGCCACTCTAGAGTTAGCAAACCCTCCGAAGCGATTCGTGCTCCGCCTGTCAGCCATTCCAGGATCGTCAGCCTGTCCACATTCAACACGGCTTGGAATTCATTGCGTCCGCCCGCATCACCAGCGAGGGTGCTTGATAAGTCGATGCAGAATTGCGCATCACTGGCGAGCCGTCGGCCGTAATCTGCGTAAATCGCTGTATCAGTGCGTAATGAGGTCGTCGCTTCGAGCCGCACCGGGCTGTCGGCGATGACTACGGCGGCCCCCGCCCATTCGGCCGTTGGCCAAATATCTCTCCCTACTAGAGCAGCGAAATCGATCGGACTGGCAGCGCTCCGCCTCACGCCACCTAGCGCTTCGCTCTGTGGTCGGGCGTCGGTCGAAATGGCGAGGCCGAACGCGATCGAAGCGACCTCGGCCCTGTCCGTAACCTCCAGGGTCTCGAGGGCGCCACTGGCCGTGGCGCTGATCGTGGCGCTTGCAGCCGGCGTGTAGCTGACGACGATGATGCCTTGCGCGGCGGAACCGCCCGCGCCATAGCTGACACCGGTCTGCGGGTATCCGCCACCGCCGCCGCCACCACCATAATTGCCGGCATTCCCGCCCGCGCCGCCGATAGTGGTGCGCCCACTGCCGCCGCCCCCACCACCGCCGCTCCCATGGGTGCTGTCGAACTCGCTGCCGGCGGCCCCATTGCCGCCGCCATGCGCAGTGCCGCCGAGGCTGTAGTACGCGCCGCCGCCGCCACCGCCTGTTGCAGCCGTACCGTTCTCGGCTCCGCCGCCCGTGTCGCTGCCGCCGCCGCCAGTCCCGCCGTTGCCGTTGCCGCCGGCGTTTCCGTTGGAGCCTGCGGTATAGCCGCCGGGACTCCCGCCACCGTTGCCGCCGCCGCCGCCGCCGCCATCGGCCAGACCAGAGGGGGAGGACCCCTTAGCCCCGACACCGTTGGGACCGGCTGCGCCACCACCGCCGGCACCCGACCAAGGGTTACTCCCGGTGCTCCCGCCATCGCCGCCAGAATATGCAATACCGCCCGGGGCGACGCCGCCCGAAGCGAGACCTCCCGATCCCGCGATCCCATTGTTGCTGCCGGCGCCGCCGGCCTTCGCTCCGACGGAGGAAGCGACGAGCGAGGCGCCGTTGAACCAGGTGTCGCCGCCCGCGGTATCGGAGCCGCCTCCGGTCCCTACCTGGATCGTAATGCTGCCGCTGAGCCCGCCGAGATTGGTGATTTTTGAATAGGCGCCGCCGCCGCCGCCAGAGCCGGCATCGCTGCTGCCAGTGCCGCCACCACCGCCACCGCCGACCGTCTCGATAGTATTAGTATTGGACCAATCGCCGGGCACTGTCCAACTGGTACCGGAGACTATGAAGATTTGGGTCATGGCCGAGCCGAGGCGACGTCCTTATGGCAAACGCCACCGCCGATCTCGTATCGGCTTGCCGGGGCAAGAGCGCTCGCCTCGGAGGCCGCCGGGTTGTCGAGCGGTACATGCGTCAGTGTCGAACCCTTCCCTGTCGCATTGTCCGCGACTGCATTTTTCCGCCTAAATACGCCATCCTCATACCGCTCTCCAGGGCTGGCGACGTCGTCCGCTATGAGCTGACCAGCTGGATGTGTGTCGAGCGCCGGATCCGCATTGCACACACCAACCACATTGCCGCCAGCATCAACGATACAACAGCGCCCCGTGGGCGGTTCCGCTCCCGTAGCCGCGGCAATAGCAGCGCGGCAGGACGTGTCGTCGAAGGGCGCCGACAATGGCAGGAGCAGCAGGCTTTCTCCCGGACCCGGTTGGTGCAGGTCAAGCTGAGACTCATCGTCCAGGATGATCTTACGGCGCAAAATCTTACTGCGTGTCGCGTAAATGACGACCAGCCGGGTAGCAACGGTCATGGCGTAGTCCGACCTGTTTGCGCGGAGGATTTATTGAGATCAAGCCGCCAGCGGGAGACCAAACATCAAATAATTGGCCGTCGATCGGGCAATCCCGGATACAGCAATGCCCCGACGCCGTCGTAAGCGATCAATCAAGTCGTGGTACCCTGTACCCTGATATCGGCCGAGCCTTTGTAGCTCGCAGCGCCGGGCGGCAGGGTCAGACGTAACCAAATGCCCTGGGCGCCCGCTGCATTGGGCGCTGCGCCAGGTGGCAGATTGCCAGGGCCAGACACAGCGACAAAAGTGGGTTGGGTTGAGAACGAGCCGACCCCCGAAGAAGGAGCGATTTGTCGATTGGCGATCGTGCCAGTGTCGTTCAAAGCGGTCGTCAGCGCCAAGTCCAGCAACGCGCCTGATGGCATGCTCGGTGTCTCGCTAGCCACCTCGATCTGTGCTCCGGTAAGTGCAGTGCCAGTGTTGTTATTGACGGCGAAGACTTTCTCGTAGTAGGTGCGTTGTGCGCCGGTAGGCCCATCAGCCGCTGTGCTCGAAAATATTCGGATAACGGCCGTCACGGGATTTGGCGAAATCTCAAAGAGCATTCCTTGGAAGATTTTGTAAGTGCTCGTATTGTCCGGGATCGTGGTCCAATCGCGGCTGACGGCCGTCACATCAGTGCCGTAACCGGACGTGGCGATGATCTGACGCAGCTGGTTCGCACCGGTGCCGCTCCTGATCCAGATCACCTGACCGGGGGAGACGCTGGCTCCGTCACCCGCCTGTAACTTGAACAAGGGCGGGGTCGTCCCAGCGTGATTGACGGATCCGCTCTGCGCGGTCCGCACTGTTGCGTCAGTGGTGACTGAACCGGTCGGCAATACAGCGCCGTGCGCTGCGAGCGCCACGTCGCCAACCGCCGGAGTGCCGCCCGGATTGGCGGCGGGACCGTTTGCGGTGGCTCCCGACAAAGCGGCGTATAGCAGCCGTTCCAGCGACTGAGAACCGGATACCCAAGTCTGTCCGTTTAAGCTTAAGGTCTGGCTTTGTATCACGCCGGTCGCATCACGACCGTAGAAGGTAATCTTGGTCGCCGTGTCGCTGGGTGAGGTCGATATCACGTCTAGGGTGCCAGCCGGGGCAATATCGTAGAATGCGACACGACGGCTAAAATCAACAGCGCCGCCATTGATCGTACCGTCCGCCTCAGGCATATTAGCCGAACCATACACGACGATGTCGGAGGGCAGAACACTCATTAAGGGCTCCTAGCGTGCCTATTTATTGTGCTCGAGCAAAAAATCTACCGGCGCGGGGTTTGAGAGATCGCCCCAGCGTCGGTCGTCAGTGATCAAAATCACTGCACTTACGGTTATCCTGGACAGAAAAGAATTCGACGACTAATGCCGCAAGCGAACCTAGGTATCTGCTAACCGTGTTCGGTTTCTTTATCGGTACCGCTCAGCAGCACCGGTCCTTGTGCGGTCAAAAACATCGGCTCCTCCCCGCCTGCGACCGGGGCCATTCCCAGAATGTCCCGCGCCTCGTTGAGCGTATAAATCCCGTCCCTCACATAGCCGCTGAGGATCGTGGCCTGGTCCTTGGGATCTGTCGGCCGACTATTCGACCAGGCGAATTCGAGATCGACATGGCCCATTCTGGTCTGGATGACGCCGTCGACCAACCGCTTGACCCACCCGAGCAACGGCGCTAGCCCTTCTTCCAGGGCTGCTTCCTGCGCAGTCTGCGCCGTTGCCCGATTAACCTGCGGGGTAAAGGCGGTAGGCGGCAGTGAGAATGCATAACAGACGATCCGCGCCAGCCACTCGTCGAAATCGTCCTTATATGGTGCTTCCTTGAAGGCCTGGTATTTGGCGCCGCTGGGACCCCAGACGAGGCGAGTGCGGTTAGCCGTATTTCCCGCCAGAATCGAGTCGAACCACTCCTGGAACTGACGTATCTGTTCAGGGCTCCACCCGTCCGGCGCGTTGAGCAGACCGGGCGGAACATTGCCCTCGGTGAAATGTTGCAGCTGCATCGCTTGGCGACGCAGCCCGATATTGACCGTCGTGACGATCTGCTCGACGGGGCTGAACCCGTACGCCTTGTGGGGCCGTCGGTTCCGCGGTAGGTACATCAGCTCGTCGCTGGTCAGGAGACGCCAGGGTCGCCCGTGAATGATCTGTTCGTAGGCCGGAGCCGGAGGCCGTGGCCGCCGACCGGTATCATCGAGCAACACTTTGACCGTCGAACCGTCGACTATGTCGAGCCCGATGATGTTGCCGCCGCGGTTACGGCGTAATTCGAATGCCGCCGCGTCGAGCACAAGGACGTCTTCGAGCGCTTCGCGAAGCCAGGTTGCAAAGGGTTGTTCGCCATCGGGGCTTCGCCAGAACTCGGTCAGCTGGTAAATCCGCGAGGCGGCGTCCTTGTCAGGTGTTTTCTCGTTGCGAGACTTGATCGTCCAGTCGAGTTTTTCGATCTGATCTTTCCGCGTCTCAATCGCGAGCCGAGTGATATCGTGACTTTCGGCAAGCGCTCTCAGTTCGTCGAAACCGATCGCTTCGTAGGACCGCGGCGTGTAGATCGTATTGTAGCCGACCGGATAATCCCAGAGGCGTACCTGCTCACGCTCCGGCGGAACGAGCGGATAACTAGGTGAAAAGCTTCCTCCGTCGGGCTGAAAAACATCGCGAAATCGAGTGACGTCGTTCTGAGTGCCCCAGCCGCCCCAAGTATATGACGCCAACGAGGTCCGCTTGCCGTCAGGAGCAGGCATCAGAGCAACTCCATCCTGAT